TAGCCATCGTATTTCTTTAAATCCAATATAGTCATAAGAATATGATTGATGAAAAAATTTATGTATACAGTCTAAAAGATGTTGTTTGATGGTATCTAATTGTAATTTATTGTCATAGAAAAAGGCATTTGATAGATATTTCTGATGTAGATATTTGGAGAAAGTATCTGTTTTTTTATGATGATTTCTATTTTTTAGTAAATCAATTTTATGTATAGACTCTAGAACAGATAGTACGAATCCTTCATTTTCTCCATATAAATGAAAATTATGGAGAGTATTTAGAAAATTCATGGTGGAAGTAGACGCACATCTACCAGCCGACATGATAATAACAAACTTCTGTGTTTTAATTACCATTTGTCAATAGGACATTTTTGATCTTTCCAAGCTAATTTATTAAGCAATATTCGCTCTTTATTAATATTGCATCCACAAATCATACATTTAGCATTCTTGCTATCAAATTTATTGCAAGAACTGCATATATTATGTCTATGATTAATTAATCTTTGAGAACTTTTTGGAGAACCATGTATGATATGCATAGCCCAAGATTTTAAAAATCTATAAATTCTTCGCATCGAATTTGTTCTTTTCTTCTTTTAGCGGATAAAAATTATTATTTTGATCAACAGCAAAAATTGGCGTTTTACTAACAATGTCTGATGCCTCAAACCATCTTGGTGATCCATCAGATAGTTTATATGCTAATCTACTTCCGTCTTTCTTAAAGTCTATAGTAAGAAAAAATAATGTATCATCTGAGATAAAACAATCCCCAGGATTTAATTCTTCAATATAATTCATCAGAATTTTCCCAGTCTTCCCATATCTCTTGTTGTTTTATATCCTGTAGTTTGTGTTTGAACTGTTTTTTAGATCTATATTCAAACTTTTGTTCCTCAGATATATCCTTGAGACTTTTCTTTTTTTCGAAATTTTTCTTTCGAAATCTTTTACCGTTTTTATCAAAATCGTCCATATTGTTTATCAAAGTGATTGTTTATATTATTGTAGGGTATTGTGATGGATTTGTCAAGAATAACTACTTATTTTTTTTTATCCAGTCACTAAAGATGCTGATTCTTGTATGACATCCCTCGTCGGAATATGAGGAGTCTGTTTTTTTATCCCTGGCCATTACAAATGAATTAACACCAGCTAATTTTTGATTGATAAACAAACCCCCACCACTATCCCCACTTGCTATTAAAAATTCTAGTGAAGTTTTGGATTTTTCGCTGACTCTAGATGGGGAGCAGACTATCACATGATCAGAAATGTAATCAATGATATTACTACCGCCTCTTAATTGATTATCGTATTTATGGGCTCCACTTATAAAAGTACCAGTAAAACCTATACCAACAATCGAGCATATCTTTCCCACCTCATTATCTTCTGTGTATAAATCTGGATAGTAATTTAATCCAATGTCTTCATCTAAATATCCTATTGCTATATCAAATTTACCTGTTTTATTTTCATCAAAGTCTTTATGACATATAATTTTATCAATTCTAATAGTACGATTATTAATAAAAACTTTTCCTCTTTTCATTTTAAGCACAACATGTGCCGCTGTAATTATTCTTTTATTTTCTATAGCGGTAAATGATCCACAAAATTCTGTATTGTCATCATTGGTTCCGCATATTTTACCAACAAAAGGAAAATCTTTAGCGTATGTTAGATATTCTTTATCTGGAACATTTGGGTCTATAGTTCCGGCATAACAATTAAATGAGAAAAAAATACTGATTAGCAATACTATATATAGCATATGAATAATCTCATATAATTATATACACCTAAAAATTATTATGACAAAACTTCTGAAGCTATAAGACAGCCTTTAGATACGGCATGTAATGGATCCGATGAATGTACTACATCCTTTACTGGTAAAGGAAAATTATTCTCGTCAAGCTTATTTTTAAATAGGTCAATATATCCTTTTGCTTGAGATGTTCCTCCAGCAATAACTATCTTAATTGGATTTTTAAATTTGGGTAATAATTTATGATTTTTTAATGCTACGGACAATTGTTTTGTAGTATAATCAATTAATCTTTCATAATACGCAGAAACAGCGGCAAGCACAGGGTTGTCGTTGGGTTCGCCAATTTTAAAATCACCACCCTCCTTCTCTGCCTGAACAACACTATCGGGTTCTCCAGTGGCTACGGCACTCATACGATCAATCCAGTCGCCAGACTTGGTAGTGCTGAATACAACCGTAGGCTCCCCATTTAACATAACGCAAACATTGGTCATACCAGCACCACAACTAATACCAATTCCAGTATAATCATCATTATCCAATTCCGCATAGCACAAAGCTTCTGCTTCATTGATTGATCTAGCATTATAACCACATTCGGATAAAACAGTTTTGACTACATCTTCATGGTATCCAACATCAAAATCGTCATCTTCTTGATCTACTGGTTGTGCAGGAACGCAGAATACTAATTTTTCGCCGGGTTCTGATGCTGTACCTACTACTTCTTTTAAGATAAATGCAAGTATTCTTTTAGCATCTTTTTCTTTTGCTGATACTACGCCTCTATACATTGGTCTTTTAGCAGTATCGTTTCTTTCGATAGCCTTTTCTATAGCATCTTTGCCTAGAAGTATAAAAGACCCGTCTGTATCTTTTATGAACACTTTGCCTGTTAATCCTTTTTCTATCATTTTTGTAGCGACAGGGGTTGATGGTTTTATTATATAGAACGCATCTCTAAAATCTCTATAAGAGATACCACCCGATGAATGTTGCGATAATACTATATAACTAGTACCGACGTCTAAGCCTTTAGCCATAATTACCCCTTTATATTTTTGAGTTTATTAATTGATTCTGATATATTATCGTTAGATTGTTTAATATCTCCAAGTTTAGTAAATTTTTTTTCCATTTTTGATGTATCAATATCGACAACAAATTTTTTACTATCAATTTTAATTTGTTCTAATTCGTTTTGAGTATTTCTATCTAAAAATGTCTTTTTCTTTTCTTCACTCCTGAGTGTTTGTTGTGGTTGTAATGGTCTTATATATCCTAAAATATATCCTATACAAAAAAATAATATGATTAATAATAAATGTAAATTACTTATCATTATTTTCTAACCATTTTCGATAACGAATTTTATCATAACCTATCAATCTGCTTTTTTCTATTTTATGCTTCAGAATTCTGGAATCTGGTATTGATGAAACTTGATATTCTTTTTTAAGATCTTCTCTTTGATCAATATCAATAAAACAAACAATATACTTATCTGTTTCTTTAGCATATACTCCTTTATCAATGTCCTCTTTTAGTATAGAACAAAATTTACACCAATCCGCACTAAAAACAACCAATACTGGCATTTTAGAAGATTCTGATAATGCTATAGCATCTTCAAAATCTTTAACAGAAATACTGGTGTGAACAACAGTAATCGCAAATAATAGATATAATAATATTGTCTTCATATAAAATTCTCCAGTATTATAATACCCTAAAGAACTATATTTGACTATATCTTAATGTCGCCTAAAATTCTACCTTTGTGTGTTCTATGAACAAAACCTTTTCTTACTAGATAAGGTTCAATACTATTCTCTATAGTTTCAATGGCTATGCCGCTCATTGAAGAAATAGATTTTAATCCTAAAGGATTACCCTTAGATTTCTTAAGTATCTCAAGATACATTCTATCGTATACGTCAAGACCGTAAGAATCTATTCCCTGAATTTGAAATATTTGATCAACCGTTTTATCTTCTAGATTGCATGATTTATAATTTTTATACCAACTTAATCTGGCATTTAGAATTCTTGGAGTACCCTTACTTCTTTTGGCTATCTCCAAAAGATCATTTTCGTTTATCATTAGTCCGAACTTTTGTGCATTCAATCCGGCTAGTTTTGCTAGATCATCATCGTTATAGAATGATAAATGCTCTTTAATTTGAAATCTATCATAGAATGGCTGGCTTAAACTTCCGCCACTAGTAGTGGCGCCAACAATAGTAAAAGCGGGAAGATCAATCGCTTCTGCTTTGTTATCTATAGTTAGATTAAGAACAAAATCTTCCATTACAGGGTATAGAAATTCCTCAACTAATTTTGGCAGTCTATGTATCTCATCAATAAATAATACTGAACGTGGTGCTATACCCATAAGATATGGGATTATATTTTTTACGCTTCTCAAATTAGCAGCATTGGTGGTATATAGATTAACATCTAACTCTGTTGCTATGGCACTTGCTATTGTTGTTTTACCAAGACCAGGAGGCCCATCAATTAAAATGTGTGGCATTACTGATGAAGTATTTTTACATCCGTAAACACACACTCTAAGCCTATTCAATACGTCTGTTTGTCCAACTATATCATTGAACTTTGTTGGTCTAAAACTATTAGCCATTATTTTCTCCAAATGATTTAAGTGCTGTTTTTATTAATTCTAATTGATCGTCTGTAGGATTTATAATATACGCTTGTTTGATCAAATTTGATGCTTCTTGCTTGGTAAATCCATAATCTATAAGAGAGTCTATACAAGTATTTAGCATTGATTCAGTAAGTTCTTGTTTATTTGAATCTGAAATTGATTTTTCTTGCGAAAGTCTTGTATTTTCATCATATTTAATTTTGATAGTCTTGATTAGTTTAGGTCTAAATACTGTCCCACAGTAACAAACTATACGAAAATTTTTGGTCTTTGTTTCTAATAAAGATATCCAATGGTATTGACCACAGACTTTATTAGGACATATATATTTAAGATGAGCATCAATATCAATCGGTTTCTGGAATTTCTTTATTTTTATCATTATCTTTGATCCAAAAAACAAAATCTTGACTTTCGTTATCGAAGGCTGTATCTAAAATACCCTTATTAACTAGACTATTTAATATATTGCTAACCATCCTGTCTGATAAAAGCTGAACTAATTCCATGAATTTATTATCACTAATCAAATATCTAGTTTTTTTCGTTATATCATTTGTTTGTTTTCTTAAAATATTAAATGCTATAGCCAATGATTCTGATTGTGACAAAACTTGGTCAAACTCATCTTGTTCTTCTGGTTTAACATTGTCTATTAGCATATCAATAGGGTCGTCGGTTTTATTTTTCCCGAAATTATTGAATACTAAAATTCTAGTTGATTTGACGAAACCTTCAACGTCTTTTATTTCGTACCACCGATTATTCATAAAATATCCTAATTAAGTATTTCAAATAATCCTTTATAGTATCGCGGCTGACTAATAAAATACCTAGCATGACTCTGTAAGTGTAAGACATATTCTGTTTCCAGTTTGTTATGAACGAAATACTTCTTTTTCCATATTTGTTCGTTATGATGATTGTTCCCCAAATACAGGAGAGAGTTTCCTCCACTCACTGTATTATGGGAAAACAAATCATTCACAGGAAACGAAACAGGAGAAAATCCTTCTGGAAGAATTGGTGTTTGAAAGTCTACCAAATCCTCCATCATTTTTTTGATCCAGTCAGATAATGAACCATAAGGATTTACATCAAATTTGAAATAGAATTTATTCCAATTGGATATATTATCATAGTCATGACCATCATCGTAGTCATCATAATCGCTATACGGTTCATCGTCATATGGATTATTCATTTTAATATCTTAAAAAGAGGCGGCGGAATCGAACCGCCGGATCGCTCCAGTCACCAGACTACCCCAAAGTTTATTTAGTTGTAAAATCCATCCGGGTCATAATCTTCTTCATCTTCATCAGCATAAGGATCGCAGTCATCATCCTCGTCCTCGTCTTCATTCCATCCCCAATCGTACTCACGATCATAATCGTCCTCATCATCCTCATACGAGTCCTCATTAAAGTTAGACGAGTACAATGGCTTCTTCAGTTCGCCTTGATACTCACCAACAACTTCATAACGACAGGTACGAAGTTTCTCGCAGTTACAATCGCTAGGAACACTCACAACATCACGCGGATTAATCTTTACGATCACGATACGATCACCATGATCAACGCTTCCATAACCAGCAACATAATTCAATGCCCCAGCATGAAGTCCTTGAGAGCATCCTACGCTACGATTATCATCAACCTTTGCACGTTGCATGGTGCAAACGTCGCCAACCTTATTGCGAAACTTTCCGGCATACTTGTCCATATAATCACTACGAACAGCCTTATATGCCAAGAAATGTCCATCCTCAGTAATCGGCAGATTCTCATGCTCAAGGAAATCATAGAGTTCCTTTTGACTCTGCATACTAGGATTCTCCATAAGATTATTCAGAAAATTAACGAGAGGTTCAAAAGGCAGACCCTTACTCATAAACTCCAGAATACGCTTGCTGATACTGCCATGAACAACCTCTCCAGTGTACATAACCTGACCATTCTTAATCTCGACCTGACCATCGGAATAAACCGAAACGGCCTTTTCAATATCCACAATCTCTAACAGTTCTTCTGGCGTTGCAGTCGGAAGAACTTGCAGAATCATCTTGTAATTAATATGATCCGGCAAAACCTGATAGGTTCTATTGTTAAGAACCAGTGTCAAATTACCATCAACAAACATAAACGGAACGGCCATTTTTCATCTCCTTAGTGTGATTTTCGATACCTGTGATTTAACCTATTCTACAACAAATCTGTAACGTGTCAAGACCCTACTTAATTAGACTACTCAACTGAACTCTGAACAAATCGACCATATTATTATCCATAGATGTATACCACTTGTCATCTGATCTGTGTCCCCAATATCCATTACTATCAAGTTGACTAATAGGATTGGATACAACAAGATCCCTAATATTTGCGGCCCTAGGATTTGTGGACACTATAAACTTTAGCATAGGATTCTTGTCCAGTTCGTTTCGGATATTATCACGAATCTCGCTGATCTTAGGTAGAGTATACTTTGTATCAATTGATGGCTTGATAAGAGAGATATATTCCTTAGCATTATCAGTATCGGATGTCTTATACAAGTTATTACAGATACCAATCAGATGACCATAAGCCACAGTAGTATCTCTAATATCTTTGCTATTGATACTATCCATACCATTAGCCTGGAATATCTTATTCATGTGATCAAAGTAGTCTGACTCTGAGAACTTACGAATATTAAACACTGAGCAATGAACAGTCTCGGCAAAGAACTCTATCAGCATAGTATCATCAAGAGCCTTGACCAATTTATCATTTTTAATGTAATCAGCATACTTGAGTCCAAAGATATTTAAAACATGGAACAAGAACTGCTTATCTGTTGATGGGAGTCTGTTGTAGTAATAATGATTACTATTGTTAGTACGCTTTTCTTCCTTTTCCCACTCAGACTTGCAGTATTTGACCACAGAGTTAAATGTTTCCATAGGCTCAAACTTTTTACTATTAATCTTCTTGAGTTGCTTCTTAAGGAAGGTATTAAAATCAATAAGATTATATCCATCCTTCTTCAACTTGTCAGCGAACGCAGTCTTAATAGCATAAATCTTATTGGATCCGAAAAGTTGCTTGACTAATCCCTTATACGCTTCTTGTCCGATCACACCAGCAATACTATTAATACTTGGATACTCATTAGATGCACTAGCATATCGAAGCATAGGAATATACACAATCTCATCCTGCTCCAAGAAATCTTCTAGTTCATCTTCTGACAGCATACTAAGATATGTAGCATCATTATACGGATTGCTAATTTTCTTAGCGTCTTTAGATGCTCCATAGATATAGAATACATCTTGATCACTAACACTACCCTTAGCATTACGAGTATATGTTTTACGAGGCCCGGTACTCTGTGTAAGATGCTTGTAGTCTGAAACCTTTAGCAGATTAGACTGTCCAATATCCTCAATCAGTTTATCAAAACCTTCGTCGCACTTCGTATGATCCTTAGTATCCATCAGAAGATAAGCAAAACAGTCATTCTGATTGCAGAATCGTGTTACGATCTTCTTGGCACTTTCTTCACCCTTAACATCGCACAGGAAGAATTTGATACCACCAGACTTTCTTGTATTATTCCAGTAGTATGTACCCTTACCCGTAAGAGTTTCATGATGAATCTTATCGGTCAATGCAACAAGTCGCCTTGATCGGTATCCGGCACTCTTGAAATTAAAAACATACAGACTCTTGCCAGCAGGAATCTTATAATCCAAGTCCTCGCCAGAGTTAATAGGATGACTTTTCCCGCTGGAATCTGTCCATGAAGCACCAACGCCCCAACCACCAGCAAGATCATTGAGCGTATAATATGTAGTAATAGCCTCTACCTTAGTTTTGGCAGCAGCAATCTTCTCGCTAAAT